CCCTACTAATAACTTAATATCAAATAAAGTTCCATTCTTAAAAGGATTACAGAGAAAGCACAAATCTTTTGTAATTTATAGATTATGGAAATCTAACTGTATGATTACTAAACAATTTAAAAGGGTTAGTTTCTCTTCATGGAAAGAATTTTATGGCGATCCAAATGTAATTGGGTTTACTCCTGATTATATTGGTTTTAGGAAGTCTAAACCTCTTAGACTACCTAGAGAAACATGGAATTCTGTTAATAGGGTATCATTTTCTAACTTAGATTATTCTATGATCTCAAAAAGTTGTATTGAAGAACGTCAAGTTTGGACAGGTTCGCCTGATTCTAATTCACTACATTTAAGAAGATTCTTTAAAAAGAATAAGACAAGACGTAGTTTTGACGGTTTATTGAATATAATTGAGAAGAGTAATTGGTTTTCTGTACCTAGTTGTACTTTTGAGGATCCTCGTGAGATGCAATATGTGACTAATTTTAATCCAAAAGCTTATCCTGGACACATAACATCAAGATTATTATCTGCTCGAAATAAAGGGACTACTGTAAATGCCTCATTAATATTAGCTTTTAAACTATACAAAATGTGTAGAGCAGTGCCAATGACTAATGAGACATTATGGGACATCTTTGCGAGAGAGAAAGATATTAAAATTAATGGTGTAGATTCTGAAGTGACTACAAGGGTTGTAGTTACAACTGAAGAATATGTTGCCCATTTTACCTCTTGGATTGTAAATAAATTACTAGCAGCTTTTTCAACTTATACAGACTCTAGGTTTCATATTAAAGGTGAATATGATGGTGTTAAAGCATATAATTTATGGAAGAAAGTGCATAACTATGATTTTGTAATTGATGCTGATTGGTCTATGTTTGATTCTACAATAGATACTGTTTATTTAGAGTTAGCATGTATGATACTTTTTGCGCCGTCTATTCATTCGAAAGAAGATATGAGAATGATGTATTTTGTTATGAATTCTATTATTTATAAAAACATCATTGTTCCTCCTGGTGTTGTTGTTAAAGTAAATAGAGGTAATCCTTCAGGTCATCCTTGTGTAACTGTTATTAATTGTTTAGTTAATATGATTAGATGGGCGGTTATAGGTTATGAAATATATGGTGATGATTATGCTAATAACATGGATATTGAGGTGTATGGTGATGATGCAGTTGTTATGTTTAAGTCACATCCAAATTTAATGGACATCGATGATATATGTTATAATGAAGGTTATGAATCTGAACCTTTAGTTCAAAACTTATTTCCTGCTGATAGATTTGGTGTTGATATTGATGATTCTCCAGATTTCCTTAAGAGGAGGATATCACCTAAGGGTGTATCTTGGAACAAATCAAAGATAGTAAACAAAATATTATATCCATCTAAAGAGAGAGATGTTGATGAACAAATTAATTTAATGTTAGACTTTATTACAACTGGTCCATGTGATGAGGGTTTTAATAATTGGTTGAAAGAAGTTATTTCGGATATGATTAAAGTTAATACCGTTTCAAGTGTTACTATTGAGAGATTTAATAATATATTTAATAATATAGAAAAATATATTAATAAATTTTCTTTTCAAACTGAAAGAGTGGATGAAGGATTTTTATATGAGAAGAACTTAACACAGAATGGTTTTTCTGAATATAAGGGAGGTTATTCTGAAGTATTTGAAAGTATAGATCCAAGATTATTACAGTCTATATTAATTCATGTTTTTCCTATGACACTTGCAAATAGGTATATCCGTAAGGATTCTTACATAAATTCTCTTTTTGATATTAGAGAAGATATGTATTATAATTTT